CGGCCGCTTCGTTTTCAAATAGTGAAGAAAACTTAAAATTAACTTTCTCATACCTCAATAGTGCACTACAACACGAAAAACTTAATCGTGGTGCATGGAGACAGTTAGAAGCTGCAGTAAGAAAGTGGGCAGAATATGAAAAACTACACGTTGTAAACGAGATATGGTTTTCACCCACTTCAACTAAATTACCTACAGGTGCCACAGTACCTGACGGGTTCATGAAAATAATTCATGCTTTACAATGGGAGAAGTGTTTTTTCTTTGCGAATGAAGCACCAACAGAGGCTTGGGAAACTTACGAAGTACCTTGCAATCCTGGTGTTCGTGGATAAATAAATGAAAGGTAATGAGACTATTAATAATGGGGCTGCCTGGTTCAGGTAAAACTACAATCGGTAGGGAACTTGCATATCATTTTTGTGTACCATTATATAATGCAGATACGTTAAGAGATAAACACAACGACTGGGACTTTACAGAAGAAGGAAGAATGAGACAAGCATATAGAATGTCTTTTTGTGAGTTTGGTATCATGGACTTCATTTGTCCTCTAAAGAAAATGAGAAAGGTAGTCGATGCAGATTTTACAATTTGGTTAGACACTATAAAGGAAGGTAGATTTGAAGACACTAATAAAGTGTTTGAAGAACCAACTAAATACAACATACGGGTCACTGAACATTTATGTTTAGAGACACTAAAGAAAACAATAGAAAAATACAAAAGAGGAATACACGGTTTAGAAGAATATTTAAATGATGCCACACGATTACATTCCTTACTTATTACATAAGTTAGGAGTAAAAAAAGATTCCATATTGGAAGGAATTATAATCATAATTATGTTTCTTTCAATGTGTGCAATAGGAGTTTATATAGCATATGAGACTGGCGATTACTACAGTGAGTAGGGGATAAATAAATGAAAGCAATATTAAAAGATGGTAAAATTATAGTTAAAGGCGGACATACTGATGCAGCCTCTGCTATAAATAGTTGCAAGACTATTATGTCACATTGTCAGATGATACTTGACAATATAGACGAAAATGCAGAAATGATGCCCACTTGGTGGACTAATAAATTAGCAGTATCAGAACATGAAGTAGTGCAAGCCGCTAACTCTTTAGTTAACGGATTGGACGACGACCATGGCTAAACCAAAAGGCGGACTAACAAAATGGTTTAAAGAAGGTTGGGTAGATATTTCTCGTAAGAGAAAAGGTGGGGGACATCCACCGTGTGGAAGAAAGTCTGCACGAAGCAAGGGAGGCTATCCCAAGTGTGTACCAGCAAGTAAAGCACGAAGAATGACTTCGGCGCAGAAACGATCTGCAGTAACACGCAAAAGGAGAGCAGGTAACCCAGGCGGTAAGCCTACAAACGTTTCTACCTTTGTTAAACGAAAAAGAAAAACAACACGAAAAAGGAGATAATATGTCGAAACGAATGGTCGCGAAAAAACTTGAAGTTTGTAGTGACTTAGGAGTGGTTGAGAAAGCTGTAGCTATGGCAGTACTCGAAAAAAGACATAACTTAGCAAAACTCAAAAAACTGAAAGATTATGTAACAATGAAACGTTGCACCTTTCGAGATGAGCAACTTAAAAAGCTCATAGGAGACTAAAAATGGCAAGAACAGGTTCATTTTTAAGCGGACCTACTGGAGTACACAATACCCAGAAGATTCGTAAACATAAATTAAAGAGAGGGGTTACTAGAGATATGAATGCAGCAGCAGGTACTTTAGTAAATACAAAAGACCCTTATAGCGTAGGTGGATTAAGATACAGTGCGGCACCAAAAGGTATCGGACCAAGATTTGGTAAAACCACAAAACCTAAGTCTGCAAGATTCAGTAAAAAAGGAAGTGGGAGAATATTACCTCGTAGGAGATAAGAATGGCACTCACCAAATCTGAAAAAGCTAGATTAAAAAGAGCAGGACTCTCTGGGTTGAACAAACCAAAGAGAACTCCTGGCCACAAAACCAAGAAAGCCGTAGTAGGTGTAAGGGTTGGTGGTAAAATAAAAATAATTAGATTCGGAGCGCAAGGCATGGGTCATAATTATAGTCCAGAAGCAAGAAAAAGCTTTAAAGCAAGACATGCTAAGAATATTCGTAAAGGCAAGTCTTCAGCAGCTTACTGGGCAAACAAAGTATTTTGGGCGGGTAAAGGTGGTTCAAAGAAAAGACCTCCTCGCTCACAGAAAAGAACACTTGGACTTAAACGCAGGAGATAATAATGCAACAAGTAGATGGAAGAAAGCTATGGTTAGATGAAGGTTTGGCATATGCTGGTAGTTTTCTAACTCAGGCTCTAGAAATAGAGAAAGGTAGAAAGTTATCGGCAGCAGAGGAAAGATTTAAACAAGTCTCTGCAGCTTACATTTACTTGCATGATAAACTTCGTAGTGCAGGTGTTCTTGATGAAGAAGAATTAGATTACATATTTGAGAAAGAGACTATACATTGATAACAATTAGTAGAAAAGATGTATTGAGTGACCAACTCATGCACTTTGACGAAAACAGATTTATAAAACTACCTATTGCTGAGTATATGGACTTATTGGGTATTACTCCTAATTCATCACAACATGCAATTATAAATGCAATCAATAATCCTAAATATCGTTTTGTTTGTTCTGCGGTTTCTCGTAGACAAGGCAAAACATATATCGCAAATATCATAGGTCAGTTAGTTACTTTAGTACCTGGTACAAATGTACTACTGATGTCCCCTAATTACTCACTTTCTCAGATTTCTTTTGAACTACAAAGACAGCTAATTAAACATTTTGACTTAGAAGTCCTTAGAGATAATGCAAAAGATAAAGTTATTGAACTATCTAATAACTCAACTATAAGAATGGGTTCTGTAAATCAGGTAGATTCAGTAGTTGGTAGAAGTTATGATCTTATTATATTTGACGAAGCAGCACTTACAGATGGTAGAGATGCCTTCAATGTTGCACTCAGACCTACACTTGATAAAGAAAACTCAAAAGCAATTTTTATTTCTACTCCACGAGGAAGAAATAATTACTTTGCAGAGTTTTATTATAGAGGATGGACTGAAGAATTTCCAGAGTGGTGTAGTATAAAAGCTACTTATCACGAAAATCCTCGAGTATCTGAAGCAGATATTATTGAAGCAAGAAAGACTATGTCTGAAGCCGAGTTCAATCAAGAGTACATGGCAGACTTTAATGTCTTCGAAGGGCAAATCTGGAGATTCAACCATGAAAAATGCACTGGCGACTTCTCAGAATTAGATGTCAGAGAACTAGATGTATTTGCAGGACTGGATGTTGGATATAAAGATCCTACAGCATTATGTGTAATAGCATATGATTGGGATACTTCGACTTATTACTTAGTTGATGAGTATTACAATTCAGAAAGAACAACAGAACAACACGCAGCTGAAATACGCAAACTAATAGATAAATGGGATATTGATTATATCTACATTGATTCAGCTGCTCAACAAACAAGATACGACTTTGCACAAAATTATGATATTAGTACTATCAATGCGAAGAAATCAGTATTAGACGGAATAGGGCATGTAGCTGGCATAGTGGATAACGATGGACTTATGGTCGATCAGAAATGCAAAGAAGCCCAAATGTGTTTAGATCAGTACCAATGGGATCCAAATCCTAATTTAATGAGAGAAAAGCCAAAACATGACATGGCATCTCATATGGCTGATGCTTTACGATACGCACTCTATTCATTCGAAACCAATATCACTACATTCTAATAAGACCTGTCAAAAACAGTTCTTGACATTTGATGTAAGTTTTTGGTATAATTCTAATTAAGAGTAGAAATATGAAATTAAAAAGAGATTTAGTTAAATATGTGAGAGACAAGGCTAAATCACAGTATAAGAAATCAAATAATTGTTATATTTGTGGCGACACAGAACACTTAGACTTTCATCATTATTACGGATTAACCGAATTACTAGAAACTTGGTTAAAACAAAAAAAGATTATTATAGAGAAAGAGCAAGACATACTAGCACTTCGAGAATCCTTTATTGATGAAAACTATGATAAAGTGTACGATTATACTGTAACTCTCTGTCACAAGCATCATCTTAGATTACACTCAATATATGGTAAACGACCCAAATTGACTACTGCAGAGAAACAAAACAAATGGGTCGAGATTCAGAGAGAAAAACAACATGGCATGGTACGATAGACTTTTAGGTAGAACTCCCGACATTGAGGAAAAACTCAATCCTGCCCAATATGTTATTTCTAGAAATGAAGGCCTAACAGTAGATTCTAGAGAAATTGTCACTAACTATAGAAATGCATATGAACAATTAGAGATAGTGAATAGAGCTGTCAACATGATAGTAGATGATGTTGCAGATATTCCCTATACTCTCGGTAATCAAATACCAGGAACAAATAATATTGTAAAAAATATTAGAAGATCAAAAGTTGATCTACTTATAAACAGAGAGCCAAATCCTTTTCAGGATATAAATTCTTTTAAAAGAAATTTAATTATTGACTTAATGATAGATGGTAACATCTTCATTTATTTTGATGGAGCACATCTATATCACTTACCAGCAAATAAAGTAAGAATAGAAACAGATGAACAAACTTT